TTGTGGTCGATTTCCTCTGAGACTTCCTGAGTCACGCGGGGCAGGATGCTGGTGCGCCATCCCCCATCGTGCCACTCCACCGGGGCAGTCACCATCGGATAGTGGTTGTCGTTGATTCTGAGAGTAAACATAGGTCAGTTCTCTGTGACGGATATGTCGCACTCGTAATCGTCGGGATCACGGTCTGGGTTGGTTCCCCACTCTGTGTGAGCAAGTTCTTCAATCTCATCATCATCGGCCCCATCGGGCACCTCGAAACTGATGACGTAGGTCACGGTTTCGGTCACGATAGCTTTTCTCGTTGCCATAGGTCACTCCTCAGGAAGACGAGCGTAGAACCTCCCGCCCGTAAAAATTATGCGCCTCTCATCGGTCCCGTCCACTAGGGGACAACCCTTAAACCGCACCTCCTCACCGTTGCGCACGGCTTCGCGCTCGGAGCGGGTCAGTCCACTTACGCGGCGAGCACCCTTTTCAGCGCCCCAGCGGGCGCATCGGGCAGTGTTTGAGTAAAGCATAGGTCAGTCCTCCACGGCGACAGCACCGAAGTAGTGCAATCCGCCGTCGCCCACGATTACGAAAAGCCTGTCCGGCTCGTTTCTGACTCGGCCCCGGATATCCTCTGCGCCTGCTGGCAGCTCTCCGTCCAGAATCTCGGTGGCGTCAGTGTCGGCCAGCAGATCGGTCAGGGTGGGATAAACATCCCCCCGCTCACCGGATTGAAATTGCCCAAAGCCCGAAGGGCAGCGGTTAATCGAAACGTATTGCCACATAGGTCAGTCCTCCAAAAGGGACCAAGCGTCAGCTAGTGCAGCTTGGTGGTCTAGGTCTAGGTCATCCTCGACTTGCTCAAGAGCCCAGCGTAGGGCGGCTTCCAGGCGTTCAATGTGGGCACGGGTGCGAACGCGGGCACGGCGGCGCTCCCAGCGTTCGTCGGCCAGTTCTTCGGCGTTCAGGGGTCGATCCGGGTCCATGTAAGAAAGCATGACGGGCTGCATAGGTCAGTCCCCCGCAAAGTGGCCGAGCCCGCCGCCAGTGGCGACCACACGCCACTCTTTGGTGAGCGGCGATGTAGCCACGCTGTGGCTGCGTTCGGTTGTTCCGTGCCCGGCCCAATGGGCCGTCTCGAAGATGGTGGAGCGCACAAGCTCTTCCCACCATGGTTCGATGAAATCCCGGCCAGCGGTTTGACCCGCTTTCAGCAGTTGCCACATTGCCAGCGTTGTTGTGCCCTCCATGGAGTTGCGTCCATTGGTGGCGTTGACTGTGTAACGCATGATCTCTCTCCAAAAGTACGCCGCTCCCGACGGGAGCATCAAGCGCACTGGCCTGAGCGAACCCAGGCCGCTACGCTCGTAGCGGCAAAGAGGCATAGGTCAATCCTCCGAATAGGCGGGTTCAATGGTGCGGCCACTATGGGCGCAGAGCGCGCAGGGCGCGCAGCAGTTTTAAATGATCCCCAGCACTAGAAGACCCAGTGCCAGGGTACAAACGATCAAGAGTCCGATGTCTTCTGTTTCCATAGGTCACCCCTTAAGCATTGCAGCATCCGCAGCAAGGGGCATCTTCACAGAGCCCGCGACGATTCCGGTAGTATTCCCGCCCGCCAGATGTCCAGAGATGGGAGACTCCCCGCTCCAGACTCTGGCGCAGATACCGGCCCGCATGCGATGCTGCCTCCGGGTCAGAATCCGCCAGTTCGGGGTCAATTGAACGTGCCAAAGACAAATCAGGGTCAACAGCGGGAAGGAGGTCCGAGAGGTAAGCCCGGCCCTTCCCGACGTAAACGATGGTGTCACCCGGGCGGATAGGCGCACCAGTGCGGGCGCACTTTCCAGGGTAACGGGCTTGCATGGTCTTCATGTCTTCCCCTTCAAAAGTTAGGCCTCAATCCGTTCGATGATCTCGCCCGGCTTGAGAATTTCACGGTCAAGAATCCGGTCTCGACAATTCTCTAAACTGGTGCCAATAAACGGGAAAAAGAATCTCACTCCCGTAGCCGTATCAAGACAATAAACCCAGAATTTTTTCATGGTCAACCCCTTTTCAAGTGTGCAAGGGCATCCGCCCGAGTTTCGAAACGACCGCCGATAGGGGTCATATGCGGACCCCTGACGATGAACCATCCGCCAAGAATTTTGGAATGAATGATGCGAACCATAGGTCAACCCATTAAGCAGCAAGCTTGATATCGATAACCCGCTTCCGGGTTCCATGGGCGGGGAAGCCCACGATGGTGTCCCGTTGACGCTGGCAAAGCTGACAGGTCGCGCATGACACATCATCCCTTTGCGTGGCAGGGCAAACCACTACGCGCCGACCCTTAGGGGTCACAGTGTTTGTTGATTGTGTGGACGACAGGACGACGACGACAGGACCGGCCCCGCTATCGGCAAGGGTGTCAGCATCCTGCAGATCATTAGCCGACAGGTTTACCGTGAAGCCCCATGCATTGGAATGCCTAATCCATGCAAGGGAAGCAGCGTCACGGTAGTGGCTGTACGTAAACCCGCGTTTTCCACGATTGGCCGCGACTAACTCACCCAGCGCGACAGGGTCAACCGTGCGGCCATCTCCGGGCAGGTCGCCGGCCTGATTGTGTCGCCACAATTGACCATCGGGCAGGGACTCGATAGAAGAGACGAACCCGCTCCAATCCGTGCCACGCGAGCCAGATGAGACTGCAGACCAGTGCAGGGCAAGGGGCCCCGATGCTGCATAGCATGCTGCGCGAACGGCGCAGTCTACGGGGCAAGTGTCACGGCTTGTGGTGCTCACGGGTATCGGACCCGTTTTCACGTTACCGGACTTGAGGGACAGGTGGGCTTGGATCATTTTGTACCCTTCAGAATTGCAACGATGCAGAAGACCGCCAGCACGACGCCAGCGAAAAAAAGTCGGACACCAAAGTACCCGAGGGAGTGCAAGAATTCCATGGTGTCTCCCGGCTTAAACAATGGGACGGTATGCGTTCAGGATGGCCGTAGCCTTGACCATGCGGGGATCGGAGTCTGCATAGTCGTCCAGGGCCTTGACGTAACCCCTAAGCCCGTCCAGTGCGCAAAGGATGGCGTAAACATTGGGGAGGTCTGCCCCGTTTAGCGTGCCGCATGCGTCAGCGTAGGCGTCAAGTTTTTGGTCCATGGTCTGGTTCTCCTGTAGTGGTTCAGGCTGCAAAATCGTAGTAACGACGAGCTGCGATGCGATGCGTGGCATCTCTCCAATCCTGCAAGTGAGAGACCATCTCGGGAGTGTCCTGCAGGCCCGTAGCACGTTCAAAGTGATCAATCAGCCCCGTAAGCCGTGCCGATGTTCTGTCACCATTGCCCAGCGTTTCCAGGGCGCAAAGGTAAGCATTGGGCATGTGTCCGATGTGATCCATGTTCTATCTCCTGAGTGCATGCCGACGGATGGCATGGGAGAGACTGTAGGCCCTTGCCCGGCCCTTGTCACTAGGGACAAACCCTCATGGATAAACGTACAGTGTGAGCCCTGGTGCGGGGCCGGAGCCCGCCCGCAACGAGCGCAAGCGAGCAGCAGTCCGTTGACTTCTCCCCCTGTTCCCCTATACTGTATAGAACCCCAGTAGGACAAACACCTATGAGACTAAGTAGGAAACAAATAGAGGAAGGACTAAACCAAGTCCCCATCTCCCATATCCTGGGTGCTGACGTCTCCCGCCAACTAACCGCCAAACAGCGTAAGTTCGCCCACGAAGTAGCTAAGGGATCGACCAAAGCTGACGCCTACAGAGCCGCTTATGACGTAACAAGTAAGTACACCATGGCCAGCAAACCATACGAACTGATGCGCGACGAGAGAATCCAGCGAGAGGTGGAAGCCTACACCCTGGCTCTTGAGTCGGCGAAACTGCGATCACCTGCCGCTCTGCGTGAATTAGTCATCCAATCCCTAGTGCGAGTCATCGTCGACCCCGAGTCAAAGCCCGGCCAGATCACAGCCGCAGCCAAGGTGCTGGGCACCGTTACAGAAGTGGCAGCTTTCACCGAGCAAAAGGTCGTGCGGACCATATCTAGCAGTGAAGACGCACGCGCCCGTGTGATGCAAGAGCTACGGGGCATCCTCACCGCGCAAGCTACAGACGCCACAGTGATCGAGGCAGACGCAGACAGCCTGCTGCAGGAACTTAGCGTTAAATTTAACGCTGCAGCCGCGGGAAACGAGACGGCGCAGGACGCAGACCCACCCACCGGGCACCCCCCCGCTGCAGCAGGCGGAGTCCCGCGTCCTTAAACATACTATTCCACTCAAACTACCCCTACCTCGCGTCCATTCCACCCCATGTCTGCGTCACTCACCGTTAAATTTAACGCTCCCCTGCCATTAAATTTAACGGTAGCCAAACCCCACCCCCTCGATCTGGCGAGACCCCCCGGTCAGTCTTTCTAGAAAAAGTGGTGGGGGGTAGCAAAAATTTTGAGACTAAATTTTGGTGCCGTTAAATTTAACGGATGACATAAACTGGTTTAACAAACGTGGCTAAGTCTATGATTTGTAACGGTTTTTTGCTTGTTGTGGTGTTAAG